GAGTTTGTAGGTAGCTTTACTGTTATGATTGGAACATCTGACCCTGGATCATCTGTCCATGGTACGATGTTGTATTCCGTTGAAAAAAACTCTCCAACCTTTTCGGTCCCGGCTTCGTTATTACCTGTTACCACAGGTTCTTCACTGAAACCAACACGAGAGAATGTAGTCACACCCCCCTGTGTCAGAGTGGTAAAAAATGAAATATTCTTTAAGGTGAAAGATCCATTCCAATCTCTGGCATATATTTTAAAGATGTCGAATTCTGGTTCAAAGGTGGCTATGTTTACATTTTCAAATTCCGTGTTTCTCAAAAACCAGTGCAGTGATTTGACCCGGTTATTGGGAACAAGATTTGTTCGTATACTGTCAACACCTGCAGTAGTTTGGGACGTTGGGTGTCTCTTGACTACATCCGTGATCATCGTATATGGTTGGTTCTTTAAATAGATGCGTTCATCTGGGTCGATTGTAAATTCTTCTGTGACAATTTTGAAATTATCGAGAATGATCGTAGTTGGTGCCGACGTAAAGAACGTTTGTGTATGGAACTCAAACTCGAACTCTATTTTCTGTTTGTGAATCGCACATAATGGGAAGAAAGGTCTGTTTGGTTCATTTGTCGGATATTCATCACTGGAGTATTTTCTTGAAAAAAAGAACGGGAGAGGGATGATGACTTCAGAATCCAACGCCGCATAGGCACCATTCGATGTTGCCGTGTCAAACCCTAACATACGATTCAGGTTGAAACGGTTCGCAACCTTTTCGGAAACCTCGAGGTACAACTCATCGTGTATAACCATCCAGTCATCATAAATCTTTTCAACTTCGATCTCGTCTACACGCATGGTAACCGATTTGATGAGATGACGACCGACCTGGTCGGCATAATTCTGTCCAGTTGTTAACCCGGGAAGTTTAATGAGTACGTACATGTTACTCAAAAGATCACCCATATTCTGAGGATTGAAGGTTACCTTGATACGTTCATTGAAGGGCCATGTAGGGGACGTGGGACTCTTATTGACGATCGTAGTTCTATGAAACTTTGTAAAGTTGGAATGCCTCTTTAGATCGTAATTAAAAATAGACTCATCTACATTGTCGCTATATATGTATGACTCCTGTTTGCCTATGGCGTTAAGGGATACACCGGCACCACTGGAGGTGGGCATCTTACTAATGGTTTACATATTTTTAATGTCCATCTTCCACATGTCGATGTGGCTCGTTTTCAACATTGCTTCCAATTCTCTCTTCGCCTGTGACGCTTCTTTCATGAGAGCTTCAACACGCTCCTGTGTGTATTCGACCGTCTTCGTATTGAGGAGATAGTCCATGTTTCCATCAATCTTGGGGAAGATCGATGACATTTCCTTCTCGAGTTCCACCTTCTTCCTCTTGAACACAATCAACTCCTCCTCGATAACCATCGACACGAACTTCGATTTGTGGTCACACATGATAGCCCTAGCTTCGAGAACCTTGATGAGGTGGGCTTTTCGTTTCTTGTAGTGTTCGAGTCGGAGTTCCACAAAGTCTTGAAGAATCTCCTCTGGACTCCCGTACCTATTGATGCCCTTGGTGGGGTGGAACAGGTGCATGTTTGAAACATGGAAGGTCTTCCGCATCTTGAGATCTTTGACGATATCTTTCCCTGAGTATCCGAAGATTTCAAAGTCTACATCATCGGTTGTACTGTTGTTCGTATAGCCCGTGATCATCTTCTTTTCCGCCAACGAGTCCAAATATTCCTTGTAGTCTTGGGTCCAACGCCCAGGTGGAAGTTCCGTAACCTTGAGTCTGGATCCAGTGTCTCTGTACGTACCCTCTGTAATCCACAGACCGCCATCATCTTTGAACACCTTTCCCTTGAAACCCCTGAACCACGGCTTCATGGGTACGACCTCTTCACCACCCAGGATCCTCTTGATGTTCTCCTTGATGTCGTCGGGGTTGAAGGGTGGGACATAACAACTGAAACCCGTCCCGATACCTTCCGTCCCATTTACTAGAACCATGGGCATGGTAGGCATGTAGAAGTCCGGTTCGATGGATCGCCCATCATCATCCAAATAATTGAGGATGGCATCATCCCTGGGATCAAACAACTTCCTCGCCTCCTTGGCGAGCTTCGTAAAGATGTACCTCGTCTGTGACGCATCCTTGCCACCCATGAGTCGTGTACCGAACTGCCCACAGGGTTCAAGAAGATTGATGTTGTTGGAACCCGTATAGTCATTGGCCAATTTGACGATCGTCTCCGCCAAAGACACCTCACCGTGATGGTAGGCACTCTTCTCTGCAACATAGGCTGCCAGTTGAGCCACCTTCATCTCTGCAGTCAAATTTCTCTGGAAACAGGAGTACATCACTTTACGCTGCGAAGGTTTGAGACCATCCGCGACATGAGCAATAGAACGTTTGAGGTCAGCCAAGGAAAAGTTCACCAAGTCTTTGTGTACAAAGTCGGTGATATCTAATTGCTTGACGTCGCCATAGGGAACTTCGAGCTGATTCGCATCCTTGGCAGTACTCTCAAGGAGCCACGCCTTGCGTGCATCAGCCTTCTTCTTATCGAAAGCCAAAACGATGGAGTCATCAGTCATCGTATCCATATCAAACTTGACGGTGAGGTCTTGAATCTTCTTGAAGTACTCACGAGCTTCGGCTGAGGTAGAAGTACCCAAACCCTTGTAGTACTTGATTCGCCATCCAGCCTTACCATTGCCATACCAGGTTCGGAATGCAGAGTCCGTATAGAACGATTTGGACTCGGAACCCTTCGTAGCCTTGATGATAGGTGTCACCATCGACACCACAAAGTTCAGTTTCAGAAGACTGGGCCAGAAGTAATGGATCATGTTGAGGATGAGACCCTTGATGTGGGAACCATCGTTATCCGCATCAGTCATGATCATGAGGCGACCGTAGCGAAGCTCAGATACGCTCGTGTACTCCTTTCCTTGTTGAAGACCCAAAATCTTCTTGAGATCATTGAACTCCTGGTTGGAGGTCAACTGTGCAACTGAAGAGTCCCTCACATTCTTACACTTACCACGGAGAGGAAAGACACCGTAGTGATCTCGGCCCACCACCGAGAGACCAGCGACAGCGAGTGTCTTTGCCGAGTCACCCTCTGTGACGATAAGTGTACACTTCCCAGATTGTGCCGTACCAGCCTTGTTCGCATCATCCAACTTGGGGATACCAGTAATCTTAGACTTCCTGGCTCCATCAGTCTTCTTGAGTTCCTTCATCTCCTTGAACTTCGAGAGTGCTGTAAGTTCATCGGCGATGCCCGTCTTCAAAACATTCTTCACAAAGTTTTTGGGTGGTTCAAACTTCGAACCAAAGTCTGGAGACTTTGAGGTACACTCAGACTTCACCTGACTCGAGAAGGTTGGGTTTTCCAAAGTTGCCTTGACGAAGATGGTAAAAGCATTCTTCACCTGTTGAGGCTTCAACTTAATCTTCTTCGCCATATCCTCGATGATACCGTTGGCGATGTGATTCGCGACATGGTCGACGTGAGTGCCACCCTTCATAGTACAGAGACCATTCACGAATGAGACTTGCTCGAGACCATTTTCCGACGGTCCGATACATACTGACCATCGGTCTCCAGAAACAGAGGCAACTTCTTGAACACCTTCATGCATCTTGGCGTAAGCCTCAAAGTTTTGTTTTGGGAGAACTTCACCATTGAACTTCACTTTACAGTTTTGGGTCGTACAGATGTTCGCATCCCATACCCTCTTCTGGAAAATGCTGTAGATGGTATCGTCCATCTTTGACATCCCGAACCTCTTCCACTCGGGAGTGAAAGTGATGGCGACCGATGACGTGGCACCCGAATGTTTTTTGATTTTTGGTGGGTTACAGATAGTCATGTTGTTTGACCATGATTGGGTATAGCTCTGCTTCGTCTCATGGTCCTTGATAGCGATAGAAAACTCGGTGGAGTAAATGTTCGCCAACTTGGCACCGTAGCCGTTGCGACCACCGACGATCCGCTTTTGGGAGTCGTCATAGTTGGTACTCGTGAGAAGGTGACCAAAGACAAGTTCAGGGTTCCAGATACCCTCCTTCTCGTGCATCTTTACAGAGATCCCACCGAGAGGACCATTATTCTCGATGGTCACTGAGCCACTCTCCTTGTCAATAGCGACAGAGATGGAATTGACCTGCTTGGGGTGGAGGGAGTTGCGGTCGATGGCATTAACCAGAATTTCATCGAAGATTTTCAAGAGGGCTGGGGAGTACTTCAGGTTCTTCTTTGAGAACTTTTCACCATTGAGGATCCAGTAGGGTTCTGTACCCAATTCAACTGGACCGACATAGGAGTCAGGTCTCTTGAGAATGTGTTCGATGTGGGTGAGCTTTTGAACACTCTCCATACTTTCTTGGTCTTATTACAACTCTAACTTTTAACTACTTAGGTTCAGTTCATCCAAAAGGTTCAATTTATCACTCCACTTTTTCATTTTGTTCACACTCGCGATGAAATCTTTCATAGAATTTCTACACGTGGACACTTCCCATTTCAATGTATTTTTAGGTACATTCATATTATCGATGATATAATCCAAATAGTCTGTGAAATGTTTCA